CTTGGTGTAACAGATTCATGACCATTTTCTCCTTATTTAAAGCATAGCAGCAATCAGGGCCATAGAAGTGGCTACAGAATTCAAAAGAATCAGTGACGGGAAGGTACTCTTTGCAACGTATACCATATTTCATATACTTGCCAATAGCACCCTCGACAGTGTTTTCTACTGAATCGTCACCGGCCGCAATTGTCTTCCTTGAGCCTATTAAATCTGCGATCCTAACCCGCATGAAGGAGTTATCTCGACTAGTTCTAAACTTTCCTGAATTAACAATCCCTTTAAAAAGGGGCTGCACCATAAGCCCATCTGAAAACTGGTACACTGACTCAGATTCCAGATAGGCTTTGGCTATCATTAGGTGTTCAAAAATGAGAGAACTCTCCTTTGCCAGGAGAATAGTCGCCTCTGCGGCGTCTATGATTTGCCATTGTTTGACTCCCCAATCCCAGCCAGAAATATCTGCATAGGACATAGGCAAACCGCATCCAATAATATCAACGTAAACGCTTCTACTATCCGACGCAGTAAACCCAATCCCAGGCTTAGAAGGTATCAACTTCCAATTCTGTATTTCAAGCTTGGTCAAATGCCGACACAACAACATTTCTATCATCTTATCGGTTAGGGAAACAGACATAATCAGTCGGACTCGTCCGGTTTCGATTTTCTCCAACGGATGGGGATCGTTTTTCACAAAAACCCTCACTGGATCAACCAAATTACGGTCAAGTCGCTCCTTTCTAGTCATGCTCTTAATTCTATCAATGGGAGTGGCTAAAATCAATTCGACACGATCGAGGATGGCATCATTGAGTCGCTCGCCCATCTGTTCCATTAGCTTATCATTGCGTTTAGCAATTTTTGCATGCGGAACACCTGGGCTGGCCTCAGCCTTGATGTCATCCTTCAATCTGTCTATGACTCTACTCCACTGCTGGCGGTCGTAAGCCATTAGATGTTCAGGTAACTCGTGTTCAAGATATTGAGGTAATATTCGTTGATTTGATTCATTGATCTCTTGGGCAGAAGGTATTTCATACTCTACAATGTGCTTGTCACATTGGAGTTTGAAACTACGCTTTTCTGCTTCGGCACCGCGAGGTGGCCATGCGTACTTTGCATACTCTGGTTTCCTTGCGCAGGCTTCTTTCCACCTACTGGTTTCCCTCCGTTGCCCTGCACCGGCAAAAATGATGTTGCTCCTCCCAATTTCCTCTGATTGTTTAGAGAAAGGGATGGCTTCATCATACCACTGGTAGTAGGCGCCCCAGACATCGCTGGGGCTTTGGAGTTTAAAGGAACCGTAGTTTCAGCTTTAATGGTCACAATCTCTTGTTTCCTCTTATCACGTAACCGCCTTTTGGCGGATTTTGTGAGTTTGGTTGATTCAACTTTTTCTTCCAACTCAGTTGCTACATCAGCCACTGAAGTTTCCTTCTTAGGGTCAATTTTAACGACCGGGTTTCGGACCAATATTAAACCATCTCTAAGATAATCGTGTCCATCTAAAAGCGTATGTGCTACCGTATTCAACGTATCTCCATCAATTTTGAGACAAGCGGACTTCAACCTTCCATCCTTAGACAAGTTAAATGCTGGTGTAAGGGTGTTAGTTGGAAGAGTTCTCATCTCTTGAACCAATTTCTTCTCCATCGGGACAGCCTTCTTCGTAGGTAATTGTGGGTATTTTCCGCTCTCCACAGCACGACGAACGTCAGCGCTAGGGCGCCGGCTGTCATTTAGTAGTCTAACGACTTGAAGAGCTATCTTTTTAATGACAGCATCCTCATTAACCTCAGTCATTATCTTCTCGGTCATCTCAACAGGAAGCCTTGTGTTCAAGAAATTCTTTGCTTCTTCAGCGCCTTTCTCTTGTTTCCTCAATATCTTCTTCGTAAGAGGAACTAAAGCAAAGCCACAATTAACACAGCAATAGCCTTTGTTTTGAACGCAGGCGCACTGAGAACATGTCCACGGACTCTCTTTCCTCGCAGGTGTTTCTAGCTTTCGCATATGCCCACGTTTAATTTGGGCTCCAACATGGGAACCCTCAATTCCAGATTTCGTTCTGTAGATTTCATATTTCTCAGCGTATTTATCGCGCATCTTTTTGGCAACACGTTCATCTTCATCGTCCATATATTCAGCCCAAGATGTTCCAGTCTCATAGACTTCCAACATATCTCGGTGTTTGGTCAAATAGATCTCATATGCCTTCATTTCCTCAAACTCTTCATCGTATTCCTCATCACTCTCTGGTTCTTCATAGATATTGTACAATTCCAGCTCAGGTTGACCTTGTGCTATATCCTCGTTAGTGGGCGATTCTTTCTTATTCATCCTAAAAACTGGGGGTATAACTCCAACATTCATCTTTCCAGCTGCATCATACTCCAAATGCACTCCAATGATTCGATTTTTACTATCTACCACTGGGGCTCCTGATGTACCTATGTTTGTACTAGCCGCATAATTAATATGCCATGACTTGGCTGCGCTAATCTTTACCGCAGCACTGGATACGCAAGGTTTACCTTCATATAGTTGATGTATCTGCACTGGCTCTCTTGGTTGCACTCTGGAAGTCCATGTACCTACCTTCATTCCTAATGTCGAAAAAACACAAGAAGGAACTGCAAGTATAATAAAATCCAGGTGGTCAGTGTGCGACGCAGCAACTACGTTAGCCTTTACAGAGTCAAAACGGATACACTTGTCTCCCTTTCTCAATGTAATAAGAGCGGTTCTGTTGTAATCCAAAACATGGTAAGCCGTCAAAAGACAGTCCATACCACTGAACTTAATACGAGAGAAATGTCCAATTAAATTACCATCAACTTCAAAAACTCCCTGAAAATCGGGTAATTTATCTATTTTGTATAACTTGGATACGGCAAGCATTGATTCCTTCACAGTCTCAATAGTGGTGCCTTTATCTCTGTTGGCACCTCCAAGAGTCTTCATCATTAGGAGATCTTCCGTCAGCCTCTCAGGCTGCAGGTAAACACGGTGGTTGTCATCTGCTAGCAAATAGACACCTGTCTCATCTGTGTAGACAGCTGATGTCGTTTTCTTCAACATCAGCACTTCCTCAGACGGTTTGTATATCTTCATGCGCTCAAGTGACTCTTTTTCCATTTGTTTTCTATGTCTTCTATTCCTCAAGGCAACAAAAGGTCTACTAGCACAAAAGTACATGCAACACGTTGAGTTGACAATAAGACGGAAGAAAGGTAGAATAAAATAGTCAAAGAACAGACAAACACCACCCCAAACGATCTTAAACACAGGAGCCGAAAACCTTATTGCCAGTCCAACAAGGCAAAGTAATGCCAAGCCCAAAATACTCAACCCGACATAGCTCTTGCGGAGTTCAGCTATGGGGTGCTCAAACACCTCAACCACTTCCTCTGCAATGCCAATCGTTTTATTAAGCACTCGTTCAATCATTTGACCTTCGTCTTTAATGACCTCAATAAGTTTATCGATCATAGGTTGAAAATTGCTTTTCCCTTTGTTATCCCATGCATCGTTTGCTTCCCATGGACCAAAACCCTCTCTACGGGATCGGACACGGGGCATCTCCTCTAACGGGAGGGCACCACGGGATGCTGTCGTAACAGCTTCTACCGTGTTTGGCAGAAGGAAAAGAGACAGGACAAAAATAATCACCAAACTGTTTGAAACAATTCGATTGATCATCTTAATCAACT